GTGATGGATGCGTCTTTGAGTGATAGGACTGCCATTAGATGTTCTCCTTAGTAGATGCGATATCGGATTTGCTTGTGGGCTTTGTTGGTTCAAGATGTCCTCCTGCAACCAACGACGCAAGATTATCATCGGAGATGTCGGTGGGCGTGACAGTCTCGCCGACTTTGCCGAGTGTGCAGTTGTCGCTGAGAACTTTGAATGTCTGACCCATTAGGTTGCTCCTAGTTGTGAACTGTGATGTTGAAACTGATTTGTAGAAACTCTGCGTCTGCACTTGAAAGACTTGAAATGTTTGCGGAACTTTCCACGATGACTGTGCTGACAACTCCACCGAGCGTGTCACTTGCTTCTATAGCGGAGCGAACACTTGACGCACCTGTCGGCGATAGGTACGAGTCTAGAGTTGCGTGTGCCGTTCTGTCGGTGTAACGACCAACGACAACAAAGATTGTGAAATCCATTGTGCTGATCGCTGTCGTAGTACCCATCGTGCGATGATAGGAAACGCTGTTCAAAACAGGGAACGCTAGAGGCGTATTCAACTGCTCAGGTTGATAGGAGAAGGTTCGTAGCCCTGAGATCGTCCCTAAGGCTGTCTGCAACGCTGTAGAGACTGCGGAAACGGTTGCAGGCACTATGCAAGCCCCATAATCTTGTAAGGAGACAGGAGATCGCGTACATCAGGATCAACGGCACGGACTTGGAACGCCATATCTGCGAAGCCGACAACGCCGAGCGCAGAGTTCAAGCGTGCGAACCCTCGCATTGACAGGAGGATGCAGGCTTCACGGACATCGTCAGGAACTGCATCCCAACCCCAATATGCAGTTACTTGGCACAACGCTCGGTTCGGTTGAACTTGTATAGGGAAAGTTTTGCCTCCGATAGCAACGATGCGCCTGAATGGTCTGCCTCGCAGAACAGCGTCAAGCGGTTCAAGTTGGTAGTCCGTGCCTTGCGTCAAGGTTGTTTCAAATGTGCCATCACCATCGTTATCAGTTTTGACTGTGACTGTGGTGTTTGCGATGTCATCAACGGAAATGTTGTAGTTGTCTATCGGGTAGATGCTGATCGCCGTACTCGGCGACTTGTAGAACCATCTGCCACAGTAACCATCTATGCGTCGTGATGCGCCTTCAATAGCGTTCTCAATCAAAGTGTCATCAACGGAGTCTGTGACACGCAAAGCAGACTTCACTTCTGCGAGCGTCGCATACCCGTTTGTGATCGCCACGACTACTTCTTGCGCTTTTGCACAGCAGGCTTTGTTGCTCGCTCTGCTTGCGGTTGCGCTGTCGCTGTTTCTTGTGTCAAGTATTTGTGTTCAAAACCTAGTTCACGCAACGAAGCATCAACAGATGCAACACGATCAGGAAGGTTGCGAGCAACATAGCCTTTGCGTTCCTCTAGCAAACTTTGGATCATTTGACTGTGCATAGCGTGTCTCGTTTCACCCGATAGCGGTCAGCGCAACCCCGACGACTGCGCTGACCGACACTATCAGAAGGTTGGAGTGACGAGTCCTGTTCCACCGATTCTTGCCCAAGATGCAGGGTAACGATTGGAGGTGAATGCTGAGTATCCGTACACGATCATCGTGACATCAAGTTCTGCGCCCTTTGGTTGTTCAAAGCGAAGCATCATTGGCTCTCCGCTTCCTTCTTCCCACAGGTGAAGTTCTTGCGAGTTGCCGACATAGATGGTGTCCTCGTTTGTGCCTGCGCCTTCAACGATTGAAATCGTTGCGTCCGTGTAAACAGGCAATCCGACGATGCTGTATTTGCTGATCCCATACTGAGGCGAACCTTCGCCGTAGGCGAAGGCAGGCTGACCTGAACTCATCGGCGTTGGTACTGCCAATGGTCGTGACTGACCATCAACAGCCGCGAGGATGAAAGCCAAACGGCGAGGATGCATAATGATCGCATCGGGTCCTGCGAAGTACGAAGTCTGAATACCCGAAATCGCTGACAGCAGTTTTGGATACAACTCTGCGACGGTAGGCGACGCATCGGTGTAAGCGACGCTCGTTGCGTTAGCAAGAATGTCGGCGACAACAGCCGTGTTCAAAGTTGTGTGGTACGCAGAAACAAGATCGGACATTACGAGCGAGTCAATGTTTGTTCCACGCTCCAACGACTGACGAGAAACATTCTGCTGACCTGCGAAAGTTTTGACCGTGAGATCCAACTTCGTGTCATCCATATTGGTTTCTTGAACGCTTGCGCCTTCAGTCTGCAATGCGACAGCAGAACCCGTCGTCACCTTGCTGATGCTCAAAGTCAAACCCTGTGCAGGCAGTTGATGCTTACGAGCGAGGTTTGCTGTGACACGACCTGCACGAGCAAGAGGTGCAACGAGATCAGTCAAGAACTGCGGAACGATCAACCCTGCAAAGTTTGCTGAGGTGACATCACGACGCTCAATGCGCTCCTCACGCATATGTCGTGCGAGTCGCTCTTGTGCCTGAAAGTCTCCGTTGAACTGTGAGCCATAAGCATCACGGATGAACGAGGTGTCAGCGTGTGGCGAGTAGGTGCGTGGCTCGCTCTTGACAACTGCGACGCTTGTTTCCTTGCGTACTTCAGCCGATGCGACGCTTCGTGCTTCCAACTCTTGATGCTGTGCAATGCTCGCATCCAAATCTTTTGCGGAACGAAGCGCAACGCCAATAGCGTCATCCTCGTCTGCGGTCAGGTCGCGTGCTTCGGCTTCAGCCGATGCGACGATTGCTTGTGCGTCTGCGATATGCGCTTCACGCTTCTCGCTGAGTTTGATTGACATTGACATTTGATTGCTCCGATGTTCGGTTGGTGGATGGGATGTCAAGTGGGATGTCTAGTGACTTTCAAAGGTCGGCTAGTTCTCGGCTTGGATTTGCACGATTTGGATTTGGCGTTTCCGCAAAGCCAAAGGTGCGACAGGTGTGATCGTATCTGCTTCTGTGTTGTTTGCTGAACGCAACTCTGCGACAGTTTCCTCATAGGCAGGATATGTCACAACCGAAACATCAAACAGGCGAACTTCTTTCAAGTCACGGATACTACGATCTGAGTTCCACGAGTCCTTCACCGTTTGAAAAGCAAACGACATTTGGCTGAGGTCGCCACGACGCATCGCCGAAATGACTCGCATCGCATCAGGGTTCGTGTCGTCAAGTTGTGCCTCAACACGCAAACCGATCTCATCCTCCGTCAAGGTCAGCGTTCCCGATTTTGTTCGGGCAAGCGGGATACCTTCGTGATCTATGAGCAAGCGGACATCTGCACCATCTTTGATTGTTTTTCGGAATGCGCCACGACGAACAAACTCTGTCCACGGGAGCGGTTCGCTAGGACTGTCAAAGATAGATGCGTACCCGACAAGAGTTTTCCCGTCGTTGCTTGCACGAAGTTCCGCTGTGTTGTAACTGACGCTCCGATTATTGCGAACGCTTGTAACCCACGAACTAGGAACAACAAGTTCGCCATCATCAGTCCTGATAATGACTTGCTCCTCGTCAGGTTCAATACTTCGTTCCTCATCAAGTTTGTCAATGATGCCTTGTGCGTGTTCCATAGTTCTGTTTGCTCCTTCTTTCGTACCGTCGCTACCCCACAAGAGGTGAGCGACAAGACCTGCTGTGATTTCGTTTCCTTCAATCGCATCTAAATCTACGAGATGGCGTGCTATCCAAGGAGCAATCTTTCTCCACTTCTGTTCTGACACTTGACCGTCAGCCATTTTGCGTGCATCCTCAACTGTCTGCGGTTCAAGTCCGTCACCGCTTTCGCCTTCAGCGTGCAGACGCAATCCACGCTCGGCGTTCGCCTGCATATAAGCAGGAGGAGTCAAGTTTATTTCTGCCATCAGTTATTCTTGTCTGCATCAAATCCGAGCGCAGGTTTATCTGTCCCACCTGCCATCGGTGCCCCAGGGAGGTTCAACACAAACTGATCGCCTCCGTTGTATGGCTCACGACCTTCAATGAAGCGTGCTTCGTTTGGTGTCAGCATTCCTGATGCGATCTGAACCTGTGATGCACGGACACGGGTCGTCAGGTCTGCACGCATAAACTCGTCGGCATCAAAACGGACTCGCTGATTTATTGGCAACATATCTGATAGCGCATCTTCTAGGCGTCGCATCCAAGGAAGTAAAGTGTGGCGCACAAACTGAATGCCTGCCGATTCAACATTCTGATATGTCTGCGAGTCGCCTCCCGTACCTCCCATTAGATGCAAAGGGATGCGATAGAAGCGTGCGATCTCACGCACGATCTGCTCTCTGTGTGCCATCGTGTCCATATCGGTTGCTGATGCTGTGATTGACTTCCAACGCAATCCGCCTGTTAGCACGGCAGGTCGGCGTGACTTGTAATGCATATCAACCCAAGTTTCACGCAACACTTTTGCTTGCTCGCCTGTGAGTTGTTGATCTGTTTCTAGTACGGAACTAGGTGTCCCTCCTTCACCGTAGAACGATGCGAGGAAGCGTGTGATCGCAATGTCTGTCCCAAGAATGTTGCGCAATGCTTCAAGCGGAGGAATGCTTTTCTGTTGGTTTGGTAAACGGAGCCACGATAGTTGGCGGATCATTGTCTTGTCGTATTCTTCTTTTCCGATGCAATAGTAAACTTCGCCGTCTTTGCGAACCTTTACTTGCACTTTGTCGGGATGGATGTTGCGTAGTTCAAGCGGGAACATTCCCTGCATTGGACTCCACCAAAACGCTGTACCGTAGATCGCTAAGGTTGCGACGCTTTGTTGTATGAACTCAAACATCAGTTGGTCGTCGTTGGGTCGCACGAACACGGATGGCGTTTGTAGTTGTGTCCAAACTCCGTTCACATCTTTGTAGGAATACAGTGGCATCGTTGCAACGCTGTCGCTCAAGAGAGTGACAGCATTAGCGAAAGCACTGCATTGGAACGAAGTATTGTCATTGACAATCTCGCCTGAGTATTGTCCGAAGGCAGGTCTTGCAGTTATTTGATTTGGGTCAATCGTTGTGTTGAGCGCACGACGCTCGCTTCGGAACAGGCTCACGAGTTAGCCTCGCACGCAACGACGATCAAAGTGCCTGCCACAATCAAAGCCAATGCGACGCTGAACATTGCAACGCCGACACAAGCCGTGATCCCTCCGACGAGTTCAACAATAAAGATTGTGCGCTGTTTCATTCCCATACCCTTTCAATGCTAACTGTCGGCGTGCTGATCTGTCGTCGTGTTGCTCTGTCTATCGCCATCACCATAGCGATGCAGGCATCTATCTTTCTGCGTGATTTACCTTTGCTTAGTCGCCAACCATTTTCCGTCATTCGTTGAGCCGCCGACAGCACTTGATCCGTCAACATCGGTGAACCTGAATGAACAATCCTCGCCGAAACAATAAAGTCGTATGCCGTACCGCAAGCAGGAATCATTCGTTGCGACGACTGTGGGAACTCCACCATTGGCAGTCCATCATCGTAAAGGGCTTCTGCGCTCCGCTGAAAATATGCAGGGTCGTAGGCAAACTCACGAACATTGAAGTTCAGATGTAGGTCACGAAGATACGCTTCAACATCAGCGATGTCTATTGCTGTTCCGTCGGGATGCCAAATCTTGTGATCCAAATGTATTTTGCCGTTCTCCTGTTGCTGTGCAATGACGACAGCGATGGAGTCGTGCTTCAACGCCATATCTATCCCAACAAAACATTCATCATCAGGGTTGATTGTTGCGTCGCCTGCCAATCTTTCCCAAGAGCCGACAGGAAGCCAACTCTCTTGCGACCTGACCCATTGGTTCAGCCTGAACCTGCGAAACGCCATCTCTGATGTTTGGCGTGCAGACATTTCCATATCTTCCTCGTCAATCAAACCGAGTGCAAGGTTCGGGTTGCAGGCAAGCCATTGCTCACGATCATCAACAAGGCAGTCAGGTTTTGCTTCCCACCAAAAGAAGCCAAACGCATCATCAACTATCTCTTTACTCGCAACACTCTTTCCGTACTGATAAAGCCTGCCTGCGATGCTGTCAAGATCAAAGCCTGCCGTCGTGATCGCTACCGTCAGCGGATCAACTCGTGCGCCCGAACCCAATGTCATCGCATCCCATAGATCGTCGTTGCGTTGAATGTGTAGTTCGTCAAACACGACGAGCGAAGGGTTCAGTCCTTGCTGAAGTTTGCCGTCGCTCGAAAGCACTCTGTAAATCGCCCCAAAGCGTGGAACTTCAATGACATCACGGAACACATTGCATTCGTTAGAAAGCATCTCAGAGTTTTGTATCTGCTGTTTTGCCTCATTGAACACAATCCGAGCCTGTTGCCTGTCACCTGCACAGGAATAAACCTCTGCGCCTGCCTCGCCTGCAAACAATCCATAGAGAGCAAGAGTAGAACCCATCAACGACTTGCCTTGCTTGCGAGGGAGTCCTATGTACGCACGACGATATCGCAAACGATTATCAGGTCTGCGTTCAAGCAACGCACTGAACAACCATCGTTGCCAATCGGTGAACACCAACGGTTCTCCTGCACGAACTCCTTTACTTGTGTAAAGCCATTCAGCACCAAAAGACGCAATCAGGTCGCCGTCGCTTTGAGGCAATTTGCGTGGGGTAAAAAATGTTGGCGACCAAACCTTGTCAGGCTTGAGAACGCTGAGATTGGACTTTGGCACGGAACTCCTGAAGTGCATCTACTTTGTTTGTTGATGAGTTTCCTAGTCTTGCACGATCAGCAGGAGTGAACCCTAACTGAGACAAGTTGTGTGCAATCTGTTTTTCAAGCATCCGCAAACCTGCACGATCTCGCCAATCTATGCCTGTACGGAAGAGTTTGTCACGCAAAACTGCTCGTTCATCAGTCTGTTCACAGACGATCATCACAAGTTCCGTGTCACATTCAGGTCGCAACCAAGAGCATCCGCTCTCCCAAATCATCTGCCACAATGCTCCGCCTGCTCCATATCCGCCTCCCGATCTAGTCATCAGAGGTCTATGCGGTACGGGAACAGTAAAACGAATAGGCAACGCAGTCACTGCAGTCAGAGTAGGAAGTTTTCTTTTGCCGACATTCCCTGCACGGATTTTCTGCTCAATCGGTTTTGGAGGTCGTCCAACAGAAGCCATCCAATGAACATATCAAATCAAAACGGATGATGCAGGTATGGGCATTCCTGCTAACAAAATATGAATAGTTT